TCGCAGCCCAGTTTGGCAGGAATGTCGACTGTGGTTGGAACCGAGGAAAGTACCCGTATATCCCAAACGGGCACGCTTGCATGGGGACGACGAGGCGAGAGGGGGGGACGTGGATCCCGGGAGAATTCAGAGAGGACTGCGAGGTCCAATCTATCGTCTCCGCGGGAAAACCCAGGATTGTTACGCTTTTTTCTGAAAGAAACAATCAAATTCTTCACCCCCTTCATCGTTCCCTTTATTGCAGCCTCAAAAAGAAGGGATGGCTTCTTGTGGGTAGCCCGACCCATGAGCTAGTCTCCTCGCTGAATGGCGGCGCATATATCAGTGTGGATTATTCATCCGCTACTGACATGATTAAATCCGTATATGTGCGGGCCGCCATCGAGGTACTAATCGACAAAGGAGAAGGGTTAAATGAGGACGAGGTGGCAGCACTTCGCGTACTCGGTTACTTGCGCATTGACGGAAAGCAGGTGACCAGGGGTCAGCCAATGGGGAGCTTGATGAGCTTCCCGTTACTTTGTCTTATAAATAAGACGGTTGTCGACCTAGCCCACAACGATCTCCTGATCGAAGGGAAACTAGGTGCCGAGGAGTGGCGCCTTCATCGTTGTCTCATTAACGGCGATGACTTGTTGATCCGGGATTTGTCAGTCCCGGGGCTGTTGTCTGGAATGATGTCCCATGGTTCGAAAGTTGGGCTCATCGTTAATAAAGAAAAGACGATGGTTGACACCGAGAAGGGAGAAATCAACTCCACCCTGTTCGTCAACGGTGTCGAACAAAAGAAAATAAATTGTGGAGCCCTGTTCATGGGGCGTGATGTCGAGGATGTGATCGGTTTTGCCGACCGATCAGCTGTATCCGTCGACGGATTCATGTATCTTGTGAGGAGGCACAAGAACCTGTTAGCGAGGGCTAGCAACAAGATACAAAACCCCCTTTCGCATCGCAGGTTTAACGCACTTGTGAGGTGTAAGGAGATCCGCCGAGCATTATGCTCCGTGCCAACCAGTGGCACCAGATCCACCAATCCCTTCGACGTTGTAACTAAGCCTGTAGGTTACAATTTATCGCGCGAAGAAGAGATTGTTCTCATAGACGATAGGGTCAACAGGCTCCGTGATGACGGGTA